ACAGTAGCCGATACGTTGTGAGTATTCTGACCCGATCTGTGACCTGGTTTAATCCACTCCTTGTGCACCTTTTTCACTCTTTCAAGTAGTTCAATTGCTGATTCTGTTCTTAGGATTGCACCTTCTGGAGCTTTTTGTGGTACAGAGATTACTGCAGTATCATGTGGTCTAAAGTACTCATCTTCAATAAGCTCGGGATGGTTTTCTAATAGGTAGCTGTAGATAGCTTCATTCTTACCTACACGAATTCTACGAATATAGTAGTCATTGTGCCATGCATGAATTCCCGAGGAAGTGCCTAGTGTTAAAGATGTCGTATTGTGTGATATTGTTTTATTTTTCATCTGATACACTGGGTTGTTTTCTACTTCAATATCCACGGTAAAAGCCTGTGTTAGTTCTTTTTTTGTTATTCTCATTTTATAGTGTTTAATAGTTGTTGTTTTACTAATTCTTTATTCGTTTGCCAATCTGAGTCCCATACTCTGATGGTTGTGTAACCTCTTTGTTCGAAGAAGCGATCTTTTTTTCTATCCCTCTCCCGTATATACCCCGCTGTCTGCTGAATACGTCCAATTACTGTGTCATCGTCGGGAAATATTTCACTGTTCGCATGCCAGTAATCTCCATCATACTCTACTATATACTTACCATTCACTACAATGTCTGGATATACCGTATTTTGATTCAGAAACTGTGCTTTTTCCTGCTCCGTAAGAATGAAACCCGTTTCACACCTATAGCCTCTGACGTCGTTGAAGTGTTGTTGTAAAAACTGCTCCACTTCTACCTGCCCCTTGGAATTGAAAATTCCGTGTTGACCCTTTTTCCAGCTTCGACATGCCTCTACAAACCTCCTCTTACCTTCAACAGCTCCATATCTTTCTACATAATTTTGAAGTGTTCTTCCTTTTTTTCTGTTAGTTTCCTCAAAACGCTCCAATCCTTCCACCTCACCATATCGAGCAACAAACCACTTAACATCCCTGCGTTGCCAACACGCTAATGCCGCTTTCGCTTTATTAACATCTCCACCACATCTACTAAGCCAATAGTCCAAAGTACGATTCGATGTCCTCCTGTTCTTATCTCTGTAAGCTGCATACCTTTTTTTACCTTCCACTTCTCCGTACCGAACTATCATATTTTCTAGGGTTTGCTTACTCTTCTCTGCATGTCTAGCACGAATCTCTTTAATCTCATCCTCCGTCTTTCCGTTAGCTCTCAGGGAATCCTCAGATATCGATAGTTTTTTGTTTTTTTCTAGATAAAGCCTAGTACCCTCAGCCTCTCCATACTTAGCAGTATACCGCTCCAAAGTACCCTTACCCTTGTTCAACTCCTTCCACCTACGGAGACCCTCTTCCTCTCCATACTTTCTAATCCATGCCTGTTTTACCGATGCCATAAGTTCTATTTTATTATAAATAGTCGGGCACACCGCAAAACCGCATAAATCTTTTTCGAAAATTACACCACTGCCCATTCGTCTTCTTCTGTAATGTCAATGGCCTGCTTCCAGGAGCCGTCTTTCATCATAAATCTATGATTGGGGGTACATTCGATTACTGAACCATCTTCCATCGTGAACTTAACCGTTTCTTCGAAGCCATTCACAAAAAGCTTGGTTATCTTATTTTCCTCTCCATTCTCATCATATACCCTTATCTCTGTGGTAACAGGAAACCACTCTCTGTAGTCGTCTAAATGATTCTCGAGGTTTACTCCATTTAGCTCGAATATGTCGTGCAAACTCAAATCACCTCTGTCTGTACGTATAACGGTGCTTGGGATTTGGCAGCCAGCTGGTTTTACTGTGGTCGTTCTTGCTGATTTGTTGATACCTATAATACCAGCAACTCTTTCGTTCTCCGCTTTTACAAGGTCAGCAGCCTCTTTCATACTATACCCAAGTACTGTACCTGATCCGATACCAGTCATCGATACACCGATTAGTGCATCTTTTTCAGTTGTTCTTCTCCATACATCTCTAAGATAGTGGAAGTCTGTATAACCAGCTTGGAGTGTACCAATGAAGGCAGCTGCTTTAACTCTAGCATTGAGGTCTTCCTGAGATGTTATGTCGGATACGTTCACTTCGCAAAGATTGCAAAACTGATACGGTCTTAGTGCAATCTCGCAGCATGGGTTGGTTCCCCAATCTTTGTCGTTGGTTAAATAGATGCCAGGCTCTCCAGCACCACTTAACTCAATACGTTTCCATAAATCAAAGAAAAACTGCTCTGTGATCTTGTGGCGTAATAATACTGCTGAGTTATTAGCTCTGCCTCTTTGTGCATTTCCTTCCCACCAGTTTCCAGACTTACATGCAATCATATCGTCGTCGTCTGCGCTGAATAGTGAGATAAGGGCTGCTCTGCGAATACCTCCAGCCAATACTGCATCTGCAATGTGACATACAATATCGTGCACTTCAATTGAGCTTAGCTTTTCTCCATTTTGCTTACTTGATAAGATACCATCAATTTTAATCAAACACTCTTTCAATGGTTGTGGTCCTGGAGCTTTACCTCCAGATGTTACTAATCTTGCTCCCTTTGGTCGAATGTCTGAGAAGTCGAAGTTGACTACAGGAGCTCCTGTGTAGTAAGATTTTACTAACATCTTAACTGCATCAGCCCAACCTTCAATGCTGTCATTTACTAGGAATCTCTTTTTGCGATTTGTGTTTGGTAGTCTTATTTCTGATAACTTTTCGATGTGGTGTTTTTGTACAGAGTACCCAACTCCAGTGCCGCCTAGCAATAGAAACATTACTTCACCAAAAGCTCTCCAATCGTCGATAGGAAGATATGCACAGTTATAAATACGAGCTGGATTAATCTCAACTGGCTTACCTGCAAACTGCATACTACGCATCGATGGTAGTATTTTTTTATCGTAGACGTGTTTGTAAGTCTCTTCAATCTCTTCGGCTAGTTGTGGAAACTTCTTAATGTGCATAGCCTTATTTCTATCAACAAGCTCCGTCCAGGTCTCTCTTCGTTGTAATTCGGGGATGTACTTTGCATACTTCATGAAGATAGTGATATCACTAAGTATTTGTGTAGATTTGTTCATAATTTGTTAATTTTGTGTTAAACTATTCTTTGCTAATAAGCTCATTGAATTTTGCTGATAATGCCTGGCGTACTACCTCTTCCCCTTTTTTCATAGTATTATTGACTTGCGTGCCTTCTTGGCTGGTTGGTTCAAATATATTTATTTTACACACTGCCATATTCATTTTACTAGGAAAGGTTATACCATCAGGTCCAAATCGATTCTTTATAACATGCCACCTTCCAGTACCCGAGATCTTGTCTTCAACTTTTCTAGATAAGGAAACAACAAAGTCGGCGATCATTACCTTACTGTATGATTCTGCGATCTTGTCGGCCTCAATGATTTCTTGTTCGAGAGCGGATCTGTTAGCCTGTGAAGCTGTATATATAGGTATCTGGTAGATGCCTGCAACACCGCGTAAGTCCTCATAAATATTTCCCAAAACCTGGTCATGTCGTGCTGATGATTTGCTTGACACGTCTCTCAATAGATCGGCATAGTCAAGAATCACCATATCAGGTTTATATCCCTGCATTGCTGACTTTTCTAGGTGTGCTGTGATTGTATTAATTGTTGCTGTTTTTGTAGGATAGTATTTAACAACCAACTTACCTGGTAGGTTCCTTACACACTTTTCTACCTCTTCTTTGTGGTGCTTTAGCTCGCTGGATGGCACTCCTGTGTAAAAAGAATCAAATCTAGCACCTACGTATGCTTCATTAAGTTCAAGTGTATAGTAAAATACTGTCTTACCCTCCTTTACAGCATGCGCTGCTACGTTCACCAATGCCATTGATTTGCCAATACCAGCTGGTGCTACAAATACCGCCAACTCACCTGCTCCTATACCACCATCTGTAATATCGTTAATAGGTTCCCATGGGGTTGGTGATGTCTTTCTGGTTGCTTGTGCAAACCTCTGTTCGATATGATCAGCGTACTCATGTCCAATATTTCTATCTGTACCTGCTTTCATTGCATCATCAATACGCAGTTTTATACCATCGTAATTTGATACCTTGAGCATTTCTACGGAGTCTAAAATTGCCTGCCTAAGCTTCTGGTTTTTACAAAAGTTGATTGTCTGATCTTTGACATAACTTTGGTCCGCACCACTGAGATGTGTTAGTACTTCCTTTAAGGCTTGCTTAACCGTTGTCTTCAAAAGATCCGATTCTACAGCATCTAGGCTAATCTTAAACACATCTAAGGTTGGTGGTGCTTTGTACTTTGCAAAGTACTCAAGTACCTGCCCTACTAACCACTTTGCTCCATCAGAGCTAAAGTAGTTCGGCTCTAGGATGTCGTGTATTTGTTGCAGAAATATCCGATCGGACATTAGTGCTGCTATTACCTTATTTTGAAAGGATGTTCCGTAATGTTGAAATGTATCGCTCATAACCTACTATACCTAATTTTTACTTACCTAGCAAAAATATATCGAGTTTATATAGCGTCTCCTTTGCCCACACATCGAAATTTCTTATAACACCGGACATTCGATCTTGGAAGAATAGCGATTGGAGTTTCATCTTTGATAATCGATTAGTCCTATCCAGCTGACTTATGATTGAAAGTTTTTTGGTTGCTGAAATGTTGACATCCTGTAACGACATTAATATGAGGTTTCTTTCTAATATACTCTCCGATTCTGCAATGGCCATATACTTCTTACTCTTAGGTTGCTGTTTTGCTTCCTCGATGATCTGCTTTACTGACAATCTCTCTTCGCCACCTAGATTAGGATACAACTTCAGTAGTGTTTTTAAGCCTACACCATCTACTCCAGGTATGTTGTCTGAGGCATCTCCTGCAACTGCCCTATGTAGTACAAAGTTCTGAGGTGTGATGCCGTACTCGTCTAATACATCGGATGCATAGTACAGTTTCTTTTTTGTAGGACTCCATACCTGGACTCTTTCGTTTATAAGCTGCAGAAAGTCCTTATCTGATGACATAATGTAGCACTGCTCCTTGAAGACTTCCTGCACCATATATGCAATGACATCATCTGCCTCTGCGCCTTCGATTGTAACAATATCAATCGGCATTTGCTCAAGGTACTCGACTAATCGTAGTAGTTGTCGTTTTTGGGAATCCTCTCCTTCCTCTAACTCCTCTGATCTGTTAAGCCTAATCTTAAACTTACGAGATGCCTTGTACTCTGGAAAGAAGTCTCGTCTTTGCTTCGAACCATTCTTACCATCAAACACAACTACTACTCTTGTTGCATCGACTGTCTTGATCGCATGACCAATTGACAGGATTGTTCCCGATATACCACCTACGTGCAGTCCATCATCATTTGTAACCGGACTTGCTGCATATGACCTAATAAACGTATTAAGGCCATCAACAATCAGCACTCTGGAGTTCCTATTAACTATCTTGATTGGTTCTTTTTTTAACTCCTCCCAGAGCTTAAGGTATCTACTACTCATCGAAACCTATTACATCGGTACTATCTACTTCAATTTCACTTGATTGCTCTGTATGCCTATACTTTGAGATCATGACGCTACACATCTTATCGTATGCATAATTCTTTAAATCCTGATCAGCTTCTAATTTGGCTATCCAATCCTTAGACTGAAACTTGATTTCTTCGCCTGTATCTTCACGTACCAAAGTGTACCATGCACCTGTTCCACTAAGCACTCCATACTCCTTGAGCAAGGTAAACCAGCTACCCAAGTCGTTGATACCTGAGTCGAAGTAAATTTCGAACTTAGCTTTTTTATACGGAGGTCCTAGTCGATTTTTAGTTACGGTTGCTTCGGTTTCAACACCAACGATGATTTCTTTTGATCCGATCTTGGCTTTTAGTTTACCAACAGACTGTAAGCGAACTCTGACTGATGCATGGAACCCTAAAGCCTTACCCCCGCTCGTTGTGTACTTATCGCCAAACATCACACCCATCTTTTCCCTTAGCTGGTTTGTAAACGCTAGAACAATTCGTTGCTTGCCAATCATGTTTGTGATCTTACGCATTGCCTTACTCATAAGGATTGCTTTAGTTGTTGCCCAGCCATCCTTATCATAATCTGCTTCCAACTCAACTTTAGTTGTCGCTGCTGCTACTGAATCGACCACAATGGTTACCAATCTATCCTTAGATGACTTACGAATTGATTCGATGATATTCTCGATTGCTTCGAAGATATCTTCAATTGTTTCCAGAGGTATGTAGAGCATGTTAGCGACATCAACACCGATTGCCCTGAGGAATTCCTCACTCAGGGCATTTTCGGTATCAATATATACAGCAAGTCCTCCTTTCTTCTGGGTATTGGCTAGTAGGTGTGCCATGATCAGGCTCTTACCAGCTGCTTCAAGTCCTGTAAACTCTGCAATCCTGCCTACTGGCAAACCGCCATTAGGTCTGTTTGCAATTGCAAGGTCCAAGGTGCTTGATCCGGTGGATACCCATTCGGTCAGATCAGTTGGTGTCTCTTCGGTGTTGTCCAAAAAGTACACAGCCTTAAAGTCCTTAAACTTTTTGTTTAGTCCTTCAGCTAGGGATGAAGCTAGTTCGTCCCTGCCGGCTATCTCTGTAACTTGCTTTTTTGCCATGATCAAAAGGGTGCATCACTGATTTCGTTACCAAACAAGTTGTCGAATGCACTCTTTACATCAGACACGGTATTTGCCTTAGGTGCATTGCTGATTGGTGTACCAGCTTTCACTTTACCTTCATCACCTGAGCTTGGTTGTAGCCAGTTCTGCAACGCTGTCTCAAGCTCTTGGTAGGTTGGCTCTTCAAACAATGCAGTGATCTCCTTTTGCTCATTAACAATAAGATTAGCAATTGCTTTATCCTCTGTGGCTGGAGTTGTGTTAGGTTTCACTCGAATTGAATAGTTAGGAAAGCCTCCATCTTTGTCAGCTGGAATGTGCTCCACTGTAATGTCTCGTCCGTTCATTAGATCGGTGATATCACCGTAGTCTGGATCGACTAGGAAGCCCATAAGATCTTGGTAGATAGTTTTACCAAACCCCCAGAACTTAACTCCTTCAGATTCCTCACCACGTACGATTACTGGTGCATAAACACGGAACTTTGGTGCGATCTTACGGCTCAATTTCCAATCCTCCTTATCGCCAGTACGTTTTAGCTTCTCAGCAAACTCAGCAATTGGATCAGGACGACCAAAAGAGTTTGGTGATAAGTATGTACGCTTTCCAATCTCATAATGGAAGTACAGCTCCATAAACGGATTGTCTTTGTTGTGTGAGTAGGGTACGATACGTACTTGTGATTTCCCTACTGGTGGTTTCCACTGCAAATCTTTGTTGCCAGTGTTACCTCCGCCTTTAGCGGATTGTTGCATTTCTTGCAATCTCTTTTGGATTGCGTCTAGATTAATTGCCATAGATATAACGGTTTAATTGTTTATAACTTAAATATACTACTTGTTTTTCAATTATGCAACAGGCACATACTCTATTTTTACAAATCGACAGCCAGCTCCCCTGTCTGCCAATATTAGTGTATGTTCGTAGTTGCTCCAATCGACTGTGTATGTTTTATCTAATATACCACCATTTAATGAAATAATCAACGTGTTGAGTGCATTAATTGTATAAAAAGTTGTTGTCTGCCTCTTCTTGTTGACAGTTATGGTGTTTGGTAAAGTTGGTAATCTTACCATGGTGTTAAATACACATATGTAGTTCTGGGGTGTTTCGGTGAATCTGTATAATTCAATCTCTTGTACTTGCTGACCATATGTCCTTCTAAGCTCACCCACACTCTCGATTACTGCATTCTCGCTTAGAAACGTGCATAATAAAGTCGTCTTCGTCATTCTCTTTTTACATAAATATTCCCGTATTCTCCCAAACAGCTAGTTTTGCATAAGTAGGTCCGACTTTAATCTTAACTGGATACTTTTCTGAATGCAGCTCCTGTGCTATTGCTAGTAACGTACTTTCAACCTTCTCAGGCTGGACATCTAGGAGTATTGCATCATAAGTATAAAGCACTATCTTATCCAAAATAGTTAGCTTTGCCAGCTCCTTTGTATTCCTCTCTGTTTCCGTAAGCTGTATAAGATAGTTAAATAGTGTCTGCTTTGTTATTATCTGTGGATAGTTTTCTCTATAAAGTAGTCTGCCTGATATAGGTGCTTTCACATATCCATCATCTTCATACGACTTCCACATACCCGACACATATTCCGTTATTGCTTTGAAATATGGAATGGATGTATCCTCATCTGCGCTGTATAGTTTGTAGAAAGTTCTTGTCTTTGCTGCTTTGACTTGTTCGTCCGTTGGTGCATCTGTTTTAAAGTAATGCTCTGCTAGGTAACGGTACACACTCTTATTTTTCGGAAATTCATAGTTAACTAACTCAGCAATAAGTCTTGGATGGTATGACTCAAAATCAACCTCAATAAGCAATCCATTCTCATATCTAGATCGTACTAAATCTCGTGAACCATCCTTCTTGCTGAATGCTGCGAAGTTTGTACCACCGTATGCGTTGCTAGGTCTTCCTGTTGCTGTAAAGAAATTATACCGACTATATTCGAGCTTTCCATCGTACATAATTCCCTTGGACTCTATCGTGTGGAATACATCAATCTGCTGTTTATAGAATGTGTTTGAATCCCCCACTATGACAGGTTTATACGCGGCATAAATCGACTCACAATAATCTAACCAATGAGACTGCGGGAGAAGGAAGTTGACCCTCTTAGAATTAGGATATAGCCTTCTATAAAAGTGCTTTAGAGATGGTTCCTCATACTCATATTGGGTATTCCACTTGTTGTAATACATAAAAGATGCATCTTGGAATGCACCTACATCAACTCCTAAATACTTTAGATACCTCGAATCTGTTGCATAAACCTGCTTACCTACTAAAGATGCCCAATCAAAGGATTCGTAGGGTAACAGTTCACCACCCAGACCATCTTCGTTCTTGTAAAGATATAATGGTTTGTTGTGCTTATCGTGTATATGGTCTGATTGCTTTATAACGTGGATAAATATCATAATCTCCGTAACACTTGATTTAGCTTTGTTACAATAGGTGCTGGAACTTCGTTCAGTATAACATCTCCTGTTGCTACATCAAATTGTGGATTAAGTGGTGTTGGTCTTGCAAACTCAACATAGTTAACAACTGATGTGGCTAATCCCGGCAGTACTGTATTTGCTTTTAAGATCTGCTCTCTATTGTAGTCAAATATACCTACTATTTTTGATTCCTGCAACACTCCAGGACCAATTCTGTTGCGTACGATTTGTGATCGTATTGGTCCGGTTAGTTTCCAAGATATCTCTACCACACCATACAGTCCCAAATCTACCCTAGACTGCCTGTCGTCGTACGTGCTTTGCGCTATCTCGTAAACAATCGCATCTTGCGCTATTACCTTCTGCGCAAAGTATCTAAAGAAATATCCAGCATCGTAGTTTTCTTGTCTTGGCTGTGATTGATAGTAATCTAGGAATGTTGATGCATTTGGTTGAAAGTCTGCTGAAGTGTCGTTGATATACACAGCCTTATCCTTGTTTGCAATAAATGGTGTAAGTATCTGAGAGAATGTATCATGCCCCTCTCCTGTAAATCTAGCTATGCCATATATGTGGTATGGTCCAATATAATTTTCGCCGTTGAGCATAAGCTCTCCACCTTTTGTGTACTTGGCATTGTTGCTTTGTTGCCTTGGATCTCCTTGATATGGTTTTCTTTTAAGCAGTGCCATTGTTATCTTATTGGGTTTATCGTTATTGTTGCATTGCTGATGTATCTTGCAAGTGTGTTAATATTTGTTTCCCACTTGCCTGGTTGAATCATATGCTCAACAGTTGTTACTTGCCATACTACCTGATCTTTACCTGTCTGTCCTGCTTTATATCTGTTTGGCAATCTGTCTGTTGTTATATACTGTCCCCAAACAAAACCACCGATACCATCTAACGTCAGTTGCAGTTCAAATGGAAAAGCCATTGTTGGGCATGCTGGGTTTGGTTTGGTTTGGTTTTGGTTTAGCGTAGCGATAAAACTCTTGTACGCCTCTTTAGCTGATGCAACTCTTGCATCTTTTCTTTTGAAATACAAGTTTGCCATTGCTTTTTCGAATTGCGATTTTGGACTCAACCCTTTCTCTTTCGAACTGCCGCAGTCTTCATTTGGATTTTCACTGCTCACGCATGTGTTTGTGCAGCTAGGTTCTGTGTATGGACGGCCTTGGTTGTCCACCTTAGTTACGCCACCACCAATATTACGCAGCCGAGTATACCTATCTTCACAATTCCCAACATCCTTAGTTCCTCTTGCAGCATTTCCATATAACGCTTGTGATTTCATTGCATCCGTAAGCTTGCTAGTTATTGATATCGATCTAGCTATCGGTGCAAAGGTTGGATTGTTATAGCTGTCTGGTTTTGTGCGTATCTGCAGTACCAATGTTTTCTTTTCTGCGGCTTTCATATCCATGATAGTCAGTAAATTATCGTAATACGGATTTGCATCTTTTTTTTGCTTATCTGTTATGTTTATTATACCAAATTCCCACAGATTGCCTGTCACATCATTTATGTCATTTAATAATGCCAACAGAAAATCAGAGTACGTTCCAGATTCATTTGCTTTGTAAACTTTATATGCATGCTTTACATTTACTAGAATTTTACCTATATAGCCCTCTGCGCTATTGCCGGGATTATAAAACTCATCGATAGTGTTGTTACTTTTTAGTATTCTAGGTTTTAGCGTGTCAATATTCAATCCATTTATAGCCTGCAACCAGTTTCTTTCCTCTTTAATCTCATTCGCTAGACTGGTTTTTCCAACCAACTTTTCGTGTTGACCAGGCAGTAAGCACACATATGGATCGACTGATATGGTTGGTATATCTTCGTCTAGTGTTGGTACAACCATGTACTGGCCGTTTGATGGATCAATAAATGTGAATCTACCGTCAGCATTGATAAATGAATTTCCATCCTTCTTTGTGCCGGTAACTCTTGATATTAATATTGTCAAGGCTTCAAGTGTTATAAACACCTCCTCAGTAGTTCGCTCTACACCTTCCATCATACCATCATCAACTTCTCCCTTTTCTGATCTATCTATACCAGTAAATCGAACATATGCGAAGTTTAAATCTCTAAGTGCAGGATTACTCGCGAGCAACTTAGCAAAGGTTGCTCCACTACTATCCTCATCTCCTGCCCTATTAATTGCTAATAGGTTCTGCTCTAGGTTTGACAATTGTATATCAGTCTCTTCTTCCTCACCATCCTTTTCGCCACAAGCACAAGCACAGTTTGCATCGTTAATTGGTTG